AGTAAACATAAAACAGAATTAATGAAAAGAAATGACCAATAATTTCTTTTTATGTGTTTAAACCCTCCCGCTCAATATTAGTTTATCTTTTTAGGGAATCCCTAAATGGTTTTCGTCTAAATTTCGAGAACACGTAAAAAACACATTTTAGACACGTTTTTCACTTGTAGTTTTCATAATTATATTTATTTTATGAACCCAACCCCTTGTATATTTTAATGTTAATCTACGAGCTTTAAATTATTTGTATCTTTATATATAAATTTAATTTAATCAAATGGATATTAGAAAAATCTCAGTAGGTGCTGATTATAAGTCAGGAGCTATGCATTATATAGTAGGCCAAGAAGTATTAAGCGGGAAATATTTTATACACTTAATACAGTTTGAACAAACCACCTCCTCCTTAAAGATATGGATACAGCGTGAAGACGAGATTTTGTTATGGAAAGAATTTAATACTCACATGCCCGTGTCTATTGAATATAATATTAACTTTTAATGAGATCACCTTTCTACTTTATGGTGTCTCCTTTAAAGGGTAAAAGATATAACAACACTAAAACTATTAGTGATGTTGAATTTATTATCAGCACCTCAGAAGAAAACCATAAGGCTTCAAACCGTTTTGCCGAAGTCGTTTCTTTACCTTTAAATTATTCGGGGCCTATAAGTATTTCTGATATACTTTTAGTTCATCATAATGTTTTCAAATACTATAATGATATGAAAGGAAGGCAACGAAGCGGTAAGAGTTATTTTAAAGATGATTTGTTTTTTGTTGATAATGATCAATTTTTTATGTATAAACACAAAGGACAATGGCATAGCCATGATCGCTATTGCTTTGTAAAGCCGGCTAAAACAGAAGAGTCCTTTTTATTTAAAAGAGGCTCAGAAGAGCCCCTAATAGGGGTTATGAAATATCCGAATAAATATCTTGTTTCACAAGGCGTTCATCCAGGAGTTAAAGTGAGTTTTAAACCAGAGAGCGAATATGAGTTTGAAGTAGATGGGGAAAAATTATATCGAATGTTTGATCATCAAATAACGGCAGTAATATGAATATTAGCTGGTTTGATAGTGTGATTATAAACCCTGACCTTTATGTAGAAGAGATACTTAAAAACCCTTTTGTAGATGTAGAAGCAGGCCCTCAAATTTTTAAAGGGATACAGGTCAGAGAGCAGGACGAGCTGTCTGATGTAATTTTATCTTTATTCCCTAATTATAAAACGGTATATAATTTTGTAAGACAATCGCCTGTGGGGCAAAAAGAACCTAATTATATTCATACAGATGAAATGATGGGAGATAAAACGGTTATTTTGTATTTAAACAAAATTTATCCTCCCGAAGCGGGAACCACTCTTTATGATAATAATATTCCGATGTGCAGAATTTTTGCTAAATTTAACAGGATGACGGTTTTTGATTCTATTATTCCACACTCGAGAAATATTTTTGAAAATTTTGGAACAGGAAACCACGCCAGGTTAGCTCAAGTAATGTTTATTAAAAAAAATGCATAAAACCAGTATTAAATGCAGTCAATGCGAAAAAGAGTTTGCTCATGGATACAACTATAGATTACATTGGGAAAAAGAACATTTAGAAAAGGCTATAAAAAAATATGTTAAATAAAGCTAATAAAGATTGGAAGGATTTGCTAAAAGAGTATAATATAGATGAAGATTGGTTAAATAAAACCATAGAAAGCGATGAGTTTAAAAAAAAAGTTGGTATTGTTAAGCACGATAATAATCAAAATTATATATTGGATAACTCACAAATTCAGGGAAAAGGTGTGTTTGCAACTAAAAACATAAAAAAAAATAATATTATTGGAGATGCTTATAGAAATAATTTAAGAACTTATTTGGGTCGATATACAAATCATAGTCCCGAGTATAATGCTAAATTTTTATACACAGAAAATAGTTCAGATATTATTACTATTGCTTATAAAGACATAGAAAAAGGAGAGGAAATATTGGTTGATTATAGAAATCATACTTTTAATAAAGAATATTACAATAAAAATTTATTATGAGTTCAGAGCTATTAAAAATACAGATTATAGAGGCAGGGCGTAAGGCAGTAGAGCAACTAATTAAAGTTGCAAAAGAAAATATTATTAAGCCAGACCCGGAAGATGAGTTGGCAGCAGACCGGTTAAAGAATGCAGCAGCTACAAAAAAACTAGCTATATTTGATGCGTTTGAGATATTAAACAAAATTGATGCTGAACAAGAAAATATAAATATGTCAATCAATAAAATTGAACCCCCAACAAAACAAGGTTTTGCAGAAAGAAGATCCAAATAAGCTATATAAGGTATTATATAAATATATACCCAACACTGTTGTTGTCAATAAAAACAAAAGAAAAACTTGGTTATATGGATATAATCCTAAATATGATCTAGTTGTTATTTCCAGGTCGGGACAATTAGGAGAAGTGATTAATATAAACGGATTAAAGATAGGGCTTCCTTTGGCTCCTAAAATTATTTATAAGAGATCTAAAGTAAAAGCTGAACAATATTGGGAACGACATGAAATTTCCCGCGAGCTTTCGCGTATTAATTCTATCTTTCAATGGAACGACATGGTTCCTTTTTTTAAAAATAAATGGATAGATTATATTGAAGAGGAGTTTGATAAAAGAGAATTAGGAAGTTGGTTTTATAACAATGGAGTTCCTATATATATCACAGGATCACATTATATGTATTTGCAATGGACAAGCATTGATGTGGGGTATCCTGATTTCAGAGAAGCTAATCGTATTTTCTTTTTGTACTGGGAGGCTTGTAAGGTTGACAACAGGTGTTTTGGATTAAACTATTTAAAGATAAGACGATCTGGATTTTCTTTTATGGGGTCATCGGAATGTGTAAACACTGGAACTTTAACTAAAGACGCTAGAATTGGGATCTTGTCAAAAACTGGGTCTGATGCAAAAAAAATGTTTACAGACAAAGTGGTTCCTATAGCCAATAGACTTCCTTTCTTTTTTAAACCTATACAAGACGGGATGGATAAACCGAAGACTGAATTAGCTTTTAGAGTTCCCGCTTCAAGGATTACCAAAAAAAACATGCATGATGTGTTAAGTGACGATTTAGATGGTTTAGATACGACAATTGATTGGAAGAATACAGATGAAAACTCGTATGATGGAGAAAAATTATTATTATTAGTTCACGATGAATCGGGAAAATGGATTAAGCCTAATAATATTTTAAAGAATTGGCGAGTTACCAAAACGTGTTTAAGGCTTGGGAGTAAGATAATTGGAAAATGTATGATGGGCTCCACTTCTAACGCGTTAAATAAAGGAGGGTCTAATTTTAAAAAGCTGTTTGAAGATTCAAATATTAAAACTCGTAATGCAAACGGACAAACTAAAAGTGGTATGTATTCATTATTTATTCCGATGGAATGGAACATGGAAGGGTTTCTTGATCAGCACGGTATGCCCGTGTTTTACAAACCGCATAATCCCATTTTAGGCGTAGACAATGAGTATATCTCTAACGGGGCTATAGATTATTGGGATGCCGAGGTAGACTCTTTAAAAAATGATGCAGATGCTTTAAATGAATTTTATCGGCAATTTCCTAGAACAGAGTCTCATGCTTTTAGGGACGAGAGTAAATCTTCTTTATTTAATTTAACTAAAATTTATCAGCAAATTGATTATAATGATTCTTTGATTATGGAGCACCACGTTACTAGAGGTAAGTTTTACTGGCAAGATGGAGCAAAAGACACTAAAGTTATTTTTACACCTGACTCTAGTGGTAGATTTAAAGTTTCGTGGTTGCCTCCCAAACAACTCACTAATATCAAATTAAAAAAACAAGGATCATTTTTTCCTTTAAATGAACATATTGGTGCTTTTGGATGTGACTCTTATGATATATCAGGAACCGTGGGAAGAAAAGGCTCAAATGGAGCTTTACATGGGTTAACGAAATATAGTATGGAAGAAGCTCCGCCTAATGAATTTTTCTTAGAATATGTGGCTCGACCCCAAACGGCAGAAATATTTTTTGAAGAGGTGCTTATGGCGTGTGTCTTTTATAGCATGCCTATATTGATTGAAAATAATAAACCTCGGTTGCTTTATCATTTTAAAAATAGAGGGTACCGTGGGTTTTGCACTAATAGACCAGACAAGCTTTTTAATAAATTATCACAGACAGAAAAAGAACTTGGAGGAATACCCAATACTTCTGAAGATGTTAAACAATCTCATGCCGCCGCCATTGAGTCTTATATAGAAAAACATATAGGAATAGATCTCGGTGAAACTTATAGAGCTGGAGATCAAATGGGGAGCATGTATTTTACACGGACCTTAGAAGAATGGGCTAGATTCGACATTAATAATCGCACAAAATTTGACGCAACAATTAGTTCGGGGTTAGCAATTATGGCAAATCAAAAATCCTTATATTTACCAGGCCAAAAACAATCCAAAATAAGTCTTAACTTTGCAAGATATGGTAATCAAGGAGTTTATAGTGAATTATTAAAATAGATGAAGGAGGTTAAAATAAACATTTCATCTGTAGGATTTCCAAGCCAGTTTCTGTCGGACACAGAAAAAGCCTCTGACGAGTTTGGTTTACAGATAGGACAAGCTATACAATACGAGTGGTTTAGAAAGGACTCAAATGGATGTAGATATTATAGTCAATGGCGAGATTTTAACCGTTTAAGATTGTATGCAAGAGGAGAACAGCCCATAGCAAAATATAAAAACGAATTAGCTGTTGATGGCGATTTATCTTATTTAAATTTAGACTGGACTCCAGTTCCTATTTTACCCAAATTTGTTGACGTAGTTGTAAACGGCATGCAAGACAGATTATTTAAAGTTAAAGCCTATGCTCAGGACGCTCTTTCTCAGGCGAAAAGATCTAAGTATCAAAACATGATAGAAGGTCAAATGGCCGCTAAAGAGCCATTACAGTTACTACAGGAAAAAACGGGCTTTGATCCTTTTACTGTAGACCCAGATGAGTTGCCTGCCAACGATGAGGAGCTCTCCTTATATATGAATCTTAAGTATAAACCGGCTATTGAAATTGCGGAAGAAGAAGCTATTGACACAATGTTTTCTTCTAATCATTATGAGGATATTCGTAAACGAATTGATTATGATCAAATGGTGGTAGGCATTGGAATAGCGAAACATGAATTTCTTCCTGGTGCAGGCGTGAAAGTGTCTTATGTTGATCCTGCAAATGTAGTTTATAGTTATACTGAAGATCCATATTTTAAAGATTGTTTTTATTGGGGGGAAATTAAAACAGTAAGTATTACAGAGCTAGTTAAAATTGATCCTTCTTTAACTAATGAAGATTTAGAGAAAATTTCACAGTACAGTCAAAGTTGGTATGATTATTTTAATACCGCTCAATATTATGAAAATGATATTTTTTATCGTGACACTTGTACGTTAATGTATTTTAATTATAAGACAACTCAAAAAATTATATATAAGAAAAAGAAATTAGATAATGGGGGGCTTAAAATGATAGAAAAAGACGAATCTTTTAATCCACCTGATGAAATGATTGAAGAAGGAAATTTTGAAAAAGTGGAAAAAACTATTGATGCTTGGTATGATGGAGTAATGGTTATGGGAACCAATATAATATTAAAATGGGAGCTGTCTAAAAATATGGTAAGGCCTAAATCTGCCTCGCAATATGCATTACCTAACTATGTAGCTGTGGCTCCCAGAATGTATAAAGGGGTTATTGAATCTTTAGTGAGGCGAATGATTCCTTTTGCCGATCTTATTCAAATAACCCATTTAAAATTACAACAAGTTATATCTAGGGTTGTCCCGGATGGGGTGTATATAGACGCAGATGGTTTAAACGAAGTGGACTTAGGAACAGGCGCGGCCTATAATCCAGAAGATGCTTTGAGGTTATATTTTCAAACAGGAAGTGTAGTAGGAAGAAGCTATACTCAAGAAGGAGAATACAATCAGGGGCGGATACCAATTCAACAATTAACTTCTAGTTCAGGAGCGTCTAAAACTCAGATGTTAATAGCCAACTATAATCATTATTTAGATATGATACGCTCGGTAACAGGCCTTAATGAAGCTCGTGATGGTTCAACACCAAGCCCAGATGCATTGGTTGGAGTTCAAAAGTTAGCTGCTTTAAATTCCAATACAGCTACTCGTCATATATTAGATGGAAGTCTTTATATATATCGTACGTTGGCGGAAGCGTTAACGTATAGGATAGCTGATATTTTAGAATATTCAGATTTTAAAGAACAGTTTGTAAATCAAATAGGAAAATTTAACGTGAATATTTTGGAAGAGATTTCAGAATTGTATATTTATGATTTTGGAGTCTTTATCGAACTGTCTCCCGATGAAGAACAAAAAGCTCTTTTAGAACAAAACATACAAATGGCATTGTCTAAACAAGATATTAATTTAGAAGATGCGATTGACATAAGAGAAATTAAAAACATAAAATTAGCTAATCAACTATTAAAAGTTAAACGTAAGGCTAAACAAGAACAAGACGAGTCTCGTGAACTTCAAAAACAAGCTATGACAGCACAACACCAATTAAAATCCCAAGAACTAGCCGCTCAAGTGGCTATTAAAAAAATTGATTTAGAAACTCAGTCTCAAATGAAAATTAAACAAGCTGAGATTGCTTTTGAAATTAAAAAAAATGAATCTGAAGCGTCTTTAAAGTCTCAATTAATGGAGCAAGAGTTTAATTATAATATTAAATTACGAAATGTTTCTGAAAATTCTTTATCTTTTAGAGAAGGAGCTAGGGAAGAAGCTAAGAAAGAACGCATAAGCCAACAAAATTCTGAACAATCTAAGTTAATAAATCAACGAAAAAACAACCTTCCTCCACAAAATTTTGAATCTAACGAAGACTCATTAGACGGTTTTGACCTTGCTGAGTTCTCGCCTAGATAAGGGTTAAAAGGTGTTTATATTTTATTTAACTTTGTAAAAAATTAAATCTAATCAAATGGACATTAAAGTAAGAGAGCTAACTGACGTAAAAGAAAAGTCAGTACAAGAGGTTGAGCAACAATTATTAGACAAACATGAGGCTCAACAAAAATTAGAATTTGACCAGGAGTCTAAAGAGGACAAATCTCCTCCCGCTCCTGAAGTTAAATCTGAAGAAAAAATTGACAGGGTGGACTTGTCTTCTTCAGGGTCTGTAAAAGAAGGTAAGCCCCCGACAGGGGAACTACCGGAAGAGGCGGCTGCTGTAGAAAAAAAAGAAGAAGAAATTGAAAAGGTTGTGGAAAGACCTTATGATGAATTGAAGGAGGAAGACGTTCTTTCATATATTGGAAAAAGATACGGTAAAAAGATTAATTCGGTTGAAGAATTAATAACCGCAAAAGAAGAGGCAGAACCATTGCCTGAAAATGTTGCGGCATTTTTAAAGTATCAACAAGAAACAGGACGAGGGTTTGAAGATTATGTAAAATTACAGAAAGATTATTCAAACATAAATTCTGATACTTTGTTAAAAGAGTATTTAACTGTTACAGAAGAGGGGTTAGATCCTGAAGATATTGATTCTTTAATGGAAGATTATACTACTGATGAAGAGTTGGATGATGAAGTAACAATTAAGAAAATTAAATTAACAAAGAAAAAAGCTATTGCTAAAGCAAAAAAATTCTTCAAGGAACAACAGGCGTTATATAAACAGCCTCTTGAGTCAAGGGAAAGTTCTGCCAGTACCCACGAAGAAGTTCAAGCTTATAGGCAATATATAGAGGAGGCTAAAGCTCAACAAGATGTAAACACCCAAAAAAGCCAATGGTTTTCTAAAAAGAGCGATGAGGTGTTCAGTCCTGAATTTAAAGGTTTTAAATTCAAAATTAATGACGGAACAGAAATGGTGTATACTCCTGGAAGTGCTTCTGAATTAAAAAAAGCTCAAGAATCGCCTTACAATTTTGTAAGCCAATATTTAGATTCTAATGGGTTTTTAAAAGACGCAGAAGGCTACCATAAATCTTTAGCCATAGCGATGAACCCTGATAAATTTGCTCGTCATTTTTATGAGCAAGGAAAATCACAAGCTACTGATGATGTATTGCGCAAAACAAAAAACGTCGATATGACGGAGCACAAAACACCAGAGGTTGCTAACAAAGGAGGGTTTCAAGTTAGATCAATATCTCAACCTTCAAGTCGAGGATTGAAAATAAAGAGTATTAAAAAAAGTTAATTAATAATTTAAATTTAAAAAAATGGCAGGACAAGTAAAAACAACGCCAACATTTGCGTTGACGCCGAGTGCTGAAAGACAGCCTACGGCAGAAAATTATTTAACCAACGCAGATTTTGATTGGTTAAATCAATACTTACCAGACACTTACGAAAAAGAATTCGAGCGTTATGGTAACAGAACGATCTCCTCCTTCCTTAGACAGGTAGGGGCAGAGATGCCTACTAACTCTGACCTTATAAAATGGGCAGAGCAAGGTAGATTACATACTAAATACACTAGTGTTGGATCAGCAGCATTAATAAATGCAGATCAAGTAGTGTTTACGGTAAACGATGTACTAGACCCAGTGACATCAGAACAAGTTATTAGAATTGGTCAAACAATCGTTGTTGTACAAAACGATGGATCTGGATCTAATAAAGCGGTAGTAAGCGCAGTAAACAATGCAGTTGTTCCCGGTACATTCACGGCAGATTTTTATGAAGCTGGCGGGTTAGTTACTGCTGGAACAGGCGCAGGAAACTCGGATGTTACAGTATTTATATATGGATCAGAATTTAAAAAAGGAACAGCGGGTATGGTTGGTTCTCTTGAGGCTAATGACTTTATCTTTGACAATAAGCCTATTATCATTAAAGATACTTATACTGTATCTGGCTCTGATATGGCTCAAATTGGATGGGTAGAAATAACTACTGAAGATGGAGGAACAGGGTATCTGTGGTATCTTAAATCTGAACATGAAACAAGATTACGTTTTGATGATTATTTAGAAACAGCTATGATTGAGGCTGTACCAGCAGAAACAAATTCTGGTGCTGCAGCAATTTTAGGAAGCGCCGGTGGCGCTGCTGATCCTGGAGCTGGATCCGATGGTATTTTCTATGTTGTACAACAAAGAGGAAATATCTGGGATGGCGGAAATCCAACGACTCTTGCGGACTTTGATACTGTTATTAGTAGATTAGATAAGCAAGGCGCTATTGAAGAAAATGTATTGTTTTTAGACAGACAATTCACGTTTGATATAGACGACATGTTAGCGGCTCAAAACTCTTACGGAGCGGGCGGTACTTCATATGGTCTGTTTGATAACGATGAAGAAATGGCGTTAAATTTAGGATTTTCTGGATTCAGAAGAGGTTACGACTTCTACAAAACTGACTGGAAATACTTAAATGATCCAACAATGAGAGGGGGTCTACCATCAGGAGCTGGCTCAGGACGTGTAAACGGCCTACTAGTCCCTGCAGGATCAACTAGTGTTTATGACCAAATACTTGGTAAAAATGCTAAAAGACCTTTCTTACATGTTAGATATAGAGCTTCAGAAACTGAAGACAGACGTTACAAAACATGGATCACTGGCTCTGCTGGTGGTGCGGCAACAAGTGATGTTGACAACATGCAAGTAAACTTCTTGTCAGAAAGAGCTGTTTGTACTTTAGGTGCTAACAACTTTTTTATCTTTCAAGAATAATAGAGTGAATTTAATGGGGGCGTAAAAACCCCCATTATTATTATAAATTTTAAATTAAATCTAATCTAATGAAAATTGCCACAAATATATTTGTAGATAAGATCTACAAACTTACAAGGGACACAGCTCCTTTATCTTTAATTTTAGCTTCTCGTCACACACAAAGATTTCCCTTATTACATTTTGATGAGAAAACGGGGAAAAATAAATCTTTAAGATACGCTCGAAACCAAAACTCTCCTTTTGAAGAGGAGCAAGACAATAATGCTATAATTACTCCAGTTATTTTTGAGAACGGATTTTTAAATGTTCCTAAAAATAATCAGGTGCTTCAAAAATTTTTACATTATCATCCGGGTAACGGAACAGTATTTGTTGAAGTTAATAAAGCTAAAGACGCAGCTAAGAAAGTAGAAAAGTTAAATAGCCAAGTAGACGCTTTAATAGAAGCCAGACAATTAACTTTAGACCAAATAGAAAATGTTAGTCGTGTTTTATTTCACCGAGATGTATCTCAAGTTAGTACGGAGGAATTAAAACGAGACATTTTAGTTTTTGCTAACGCGCAGCCTGAAGACTTTTTGCTAGTATTAAAAGATCCTATGTTAAAACTTAACGCTAAAATTCAATTATTTTTTGACAAAAGTTTATTATATTTTAAAAACGGAAAAAAAGAAGTGTGGTTTAATACGCCTTCCAATAAAACGAAAATGATGAATATTCCTTTTCAAGAAGAACCTGTTTATATGGTCGCATCTTTTTTCCAAAGCAAAGAGGGTTTAGAGTCGTTGAAGCATTTAAGTGAGCTTTCAAAAAACATTTAATTATTTTATATCTTTGTGGTGAGAATATTCTCATATAACCCATAAATTTTTTGAAAGATGATTAAATTTCTTTATGTATCAAACGCGCCAAACACAGGACAATTAATTAGTGTTAATGGAATTAAAAACATTGGAACAGCTTCTGCGACAGCAACTACTGTTACTATCGACTATGTTGATGGAACTACAACTACAGTAACTACTGCAGCTCAGGTTGCATCAGATGTTTATGTCAAGATTAAAAATGGAGTTAAAATTGCTTTAACTACTTCTTGGACAAATCCCTATTATGAAATAGAGCTTCCAAAAGCAGTTACAAGTATTGTTAACGCGTAATTAAACTAATAACAGTTTAGATTAAGAGGGTAAAAAAAATTACCCTCTTTTTTTTTCGTTATCTTTGTTTAAAAGAAACGCAATGATAAATTCTGTTAGAACCACAGTGTTAGCAATAATTAATAAAAATAATTATGGTTATTTATCACCCAATGATTTCAACTTATTTGCGAAGCAGGCACAGTTAGATTTATTTGATGAATATTTTTTTCATTACAATCAACAGATAAATGAAGAAAACGCTAGATTATCTGGTACAGGATACGCTGATATTAAAAAAGGATACGAAGAGGTTATTGATACTTTTTCAGACACCGCTAGTTTAGCTCAAACTTATACTACTTCTACCGCCGTCACTCCCGCCGCATTAGGCAATGTATATGTTATGCCTACTGCCGCTACTACAGGGTCTGATTATTATTTATTAAATAAAATGTTAGTTTACTCTAGTATTACAGCTACAGGAACTAATACAGCTGTTGCGGGTGGAGGTGCAGGAAATGAATTAATTGACTCGGCTGCTGCTTTTACCTCAGCCTTAGTAGGAGAAACAGTAGCTATTGTTTTAAGCGATAATGTTGTAACGACAACTCTTATTACAGGGTACACAAGCACAACCACATTAACGGTAAATTCTACTTTAATTACAGCAACTGCAAAAAATTATAAAATTTATTCGCCTGCTACATTAACGGCAGAAGCGGAGATGGTTAATAACGGTAAAATTACGCTCCTTAATAATTCAATGTTAACCATTCCTAATATTACATATCCTGCTTATACCCAAGAAGCCAATAATGTTACATTGTCACCGTCGTCTATTTCTGCCATGGGACAAGTAGTGGCTCAATATATTCGGTATCCCAAAGACCCTAAATGGACATATATAACTATTTCTAATGGAGATCCTGTTTTTGATCAAAGTCAATCAGATTACCAAGATTTTGAATTACCTCTTGATGATGGAAATGATTTAGTTTCTAAAATTTTACAATACGCTGGTATATCAATTAGAGAAGGTGATGTCTTTAAATTTGGTCAAGTAGAAGAACAAACACAAAATCAAGAACAATAATTATGGCTTATATAGATCAAAAAAAATATTATACTAATGACGGTGCAACTCCAACAGATTCTAATTGGGGTTCTTATCAATACGTGAGTTTAGCAGATATTGTTACTAATTATTTGTTAATGTATGATGGAAATCATTCTTTAACTAATAACGATAATAGATATAAAATATTATTTCATGCTAAACGAGGAATACAAGAATTAAACTACGATGCTTTTAAAGAAATTAAATCTTTACAATTAACAGTATATTCGGATTTACGGTTTGTGTTACCCTCAGATTACGTAAATTGGATAAGGGTATCTTTATTTAAAAACAACACCATTAGACCCCTTGTGGAAAATATTCAAGTTCAGTCTGCTTTATCTTATGTGCAGACAGCAACCGCCTCTTTTACTTATGATGCTGATGATAATGCAAACACGGAAACGTCCTCTTTAGATAGCGCTAGAACTGATGGCGCCTTAAAAAGCATCTATTTAAATCAAGTTAATGATGATTTAGCGGGACTTAACACTCCTTATAATGAAGATTTTTATACATCGAATATTGGGGCTCGGTACGGGCTTAATACTGAAACTGCTAATATGAACCCTACTTTTACAATAGACAAAAAAGCAGGAGTAATAAATTTTGATTCAACCATGGCTAACGAGGAATGTATTTTAGAATATATTTCTGATGGCATGGAAGGGGGAGTTGATTCTGATATTACTGTCAATAAATTATTTGAAGATTACATTTATGCCTATATAAAATATGTCTTGTTAAACAGTAAATTTGGCGTACAAGAGTATGTGGTAAATCGGGCAAGAAAAGACAAAACGGCATTGCTTCGTAATGCAAAAATTAGATTAAGCAACATTCATCCTGGCAGATTGTTAATGAATCTAAGAGGTGAGAACAAGTGGATAAAATAAAATGGCAAGAACGCAAAGGAATTTTATTGCTGGGCGGATGAATAAAAGCCTTGATGAAAGGCTTATACCTAATGGTGAATATGAAGACGCTTTAAACGTAAGACTGGGATCAACTGAAGCTTCAGAAATTGGTTCAGTTGAAAACGCCAAAGGAAATACTCAGTTAACAGCTTTATTTTTTTTAGATCAAACAAATTTAAGTGAAGATGCACGAGCTATTGGAGCTTACGAAGACAGTGCTAATGAAACTATATACTGGTTTGTACATGATCCAAGCTTTACATTATCTGATACTGGTAAATGCGATATGATTGTGTCATTTAACACCACAACCTCTTATATCAACTATCACGTAATAAGCACAGATGACGGGAGTGGAATTAACACAACTTTAAATTTTAATCCTATACATCTTGTTACAGGCATAAGTTTAACTGGAAATTTATTAGTATTTACAGATAATAATAATCCCCCTAGATTTATTAATATAAAGAATAGTTATGCGAATCCTTTGTTAGACGGAATTCCCCCAACTTCTACTGGAGCCGCGTGGAGTTTTAAAGCAGGAGAAGCAGTGGGTATTATAGGCTTTCATCAAGGGACTCTTGCAGGGTGTCCTATTGCAACAAACGCTATAGGTTCTGGAGTAGCTCCTACGACTACTCAAATTGCTTTGCCCGGAACGGATTGTTATGTGTCTTCTTTAAGTATAACAAAAGGATTTGGTATACAAGGAGTTAATCTTGCCAACGGATTAGCTTTAACACGATTTACTACAGACGTAGGGGCAGCTGTAACGTCAATGCGGTTAATAAATGTTACAACCCTTGGAAACCCAGGGAGCGGAAGCATGTCAGGGACTATAGTTGGAGATGACGGAAATAGTGGCACTTGGTCAGTTAGCTATACACCGGCGGATACTTATACCGATGGAAATGGAGATCCCCAAACTCCAGAATCACAGGGAACGGTAAGTTTAACTGGATTAACTTTAACGGAAAATGTAACTTATACACTAAGCACTTAATCATGGCCGCATATATAGATCAATTTTCCGCAGAATCATTATTGGTTATCAAAAAACCCCCAGCTTCTGCACCTTCTATTGTTCCCTACAAAAGTACGGGAGAGAATAATTTTTTAGAAGATAGATTTGTATGCTTTGCATATCGTTATCAATATGCTGACGGAGAATACTCTGCTACTTCGCAGTTTAGTGATCCAGCTTTTACATCGGGATTTTTTAGATTTAGTTTAGGAAGTTTTTTAAATGACGGAATGTTAAATACTTCAAATGCTGTAAAGGTAACTTATAATACAGGGGGCCCTTTAGTTAAGTCTATTGATTTATTGTTTAAAGAAATGAATGATCCTACTATTAAAGTTATAGAAAACATTAATAAATTGGATTCAGGTTTAGGAAATGATAATACAGCTGAGTACGCTTTTGAAAATCAAAAAATATTTACTGTTTTACCGGAATATGAAATATTAAGATTATATGACAATGTTCCTTTATTAGCACAAGCTCAGACATTAATGGGCAACAGAATGGTGTATGGTAATTATGTCGAAGGTTATAATCTGTTGGATCGGTTTAATGATGCTGTTCAACTCAATTATTCATCTGAATTAGTTACTTCAGACATAGGCCTTACCACTTTAAGCGAAACTCGCGTAGACGGGCAATATAGTATAGATGGCTGGCTTAATGTACCTCAATCGCGTATTAATGTCGATTTAGGAGATAACGATTTAGTTGCTGGCGCCTCTTTATTAATTGACGTTCAACTTGAACATTATTCATTTTCAGGGACACCTTCTTTTCCTGTTGAGACAACGACTCAAACGACGATAAGTTTTTCTTATGTATTGCCTCAAGATTTTACATCAGTATATAGTTTAGCATCAAGTGCTGATTTTGTAGCTAAAATTGGAGGAAACCCCCTTTTAACTGTAGCAAATTCTTGCACGGGCAATACTTTTACAGATATTTTTAATTGCGCAATACCTAATCAATTAGACTCTTTTTATAAGCTTAAAAGTGGAATTAGCCTTGTTGACCAACCTATTGAGGTGTTTGCTCTTCCAGGCAGCACGGAGATAGGCCTTCAATTTCCAGCTATGCAATATGTAGACAATGTTCATGTTCCTACTCAAACTTTTTATGAATATTATACCATTAATTACGCCGATGCTCAATATGTTAAAGTTTCTAATAATTATAGTTTACATAGCAACAGAGGGTATGAGATAGGCATAGTCTACATGGATGAATTTAATAGAGCTTCTACTGCTTTGGTTAGTCCTTTTAACACTATGCATGTGCCGTGTTCTTATTCGCACTATATTAATTCTATTAGAATATCTATTCCAGGAGGTGATGGTGTTCCCGCACAAATCGCTCCTTTTTGGGCTAAAAGATACAAATTTGTTATTAAGCCTGACAAAGACACTTATGATACTATTTATACTAATATATACTTTGAAGATCCAGATGGCAACACGGTATACTTTTTATTAGAAGGAGAAAATGGAGCTAAAATTGAAGAAGGAGACAGGCTTATTGTTAAGAGTGATGCTAATGGCGTTTTGCAATCATGTACTTTTACTACCGTTTTAGAAAAAGGGGCTAAGTCTTCTAATTTTATAGAAATTCCTGACCCTTTACAACCAGGGGTTACGGATGCTTTCGTAAGCGTACCGGCAGGAACATATATGAAAATTAATCCCAATAATTTTTCAATTACTAATGATACAACTGCAGGAGGTAATTTTGTAACAGGCCCTAAGCGAAGCGAGATTGGTAGAAGAACCGGAGATTATCCCGTTGTGAGTTATCCGGTGACAGTAGTAGACCCTACCGGAAGTGGAGCCGCTTCTAATATTGACTATACCCTTCCTGCAGGAAGTCGAGTTTTTATAGAATACACTCAGCGTAGAAATGGATCAGGAAAGAGTTGTGAACAGCGAACTTATAATTTAACTTTAGATTTAATTTCGAGCAAGGATTATGATAGTTTTAAAGAGTTTTTTGATGGAGATAATGTTTCGCCGTTATTAGATAATGGCACCTCTTGTAATGGATGGCCTAGAAGTTCTTGTGGAGACACGGATACCGCCACCAGTTATGACAACACCACCTTTTCATATGCCGGGGATCCTGACGCTCGTATTAGACCTGGGGAGGCTCAGATTGATGTCGCCGTAGAAACAATTTATTGGAGGTTTTATGAAAACACTGCCACAGGCGAAAAGTTTTTAATGGCAACAGGGACTAGATCTTGTCGAAGCAGTAAGAACGGGAAATCATTTGTTACTTTAAAAATTGAAGTTGTCCGCGCCGAAACTTCTGTAGTTTTTGAAACTCTCCCCGCCGACGCCTTACCAGATGTGTGGTATGAAAATGACTTGTCTTTTGAGGTTGATTCTTTAGGACAACACAAAGGAAATGTCGCTAACCAACTTATTAATTTTCAAAACACAGGCTTAGTAACACCTCAAGATGCTGTTATAGACACAGGATTTTATAATTGTATAGCTTTTGGTAACGGTATAGAGAGTTATAAAATAAGAGATTCTGTTATTGGAAAAACTTTAAACTTTGGAAATAGAGTTACAAGCACATCTGCTAAAATATATAAAAGAGCACACCGTTTTGCGGACTTAACATACAGCGGCATATTTAATGATGAATCTAACGTAAATAAACTTAATGAATTTAATTTAGGTTTATTAAATTTTAAACCTTTAGAAGATTTATATGGCCCTATACAAAGACTCCATGCTCGACGAACTGACATTCTTATATTGCAAGAAGATAAAATTTCTTACGTTTTAGCAGGAAAGGATCTTTTAACTGATGCAGGAGGAGGAGGAGCTTTAACGGTTGTTCCAACTGTTTTAGGGAAACAAATAGCACGA